CGAGTTGCGCGAGACTCTTGGGTGCTGGCGTGCCGCGGACACCTTCACACGGGTAGAACCCGAAGATCGTCGGCGATCCCTGATACACCACGCGCCAGATCGCGCGCTCGAAGAAGATCGCGCCGTCAGACGTGCCTAGGTTACCGACCATGCCCATGATCCAACCCTGATCGCCGGGGATAATCTGCGAGCCGGAGAGCAACTGCGCTTCTGTCACGCTTCCTTCAGCCGGCCAGGTCGTCGGATCGTCAATCGCGCACCATTGAACACGCTGGGGCTGTTGCCCATTCGTGCCGTCGAACGTATTGCCGACCATTACCCAGTCGCGGATCGTCATGATGTAGCGCGCTTGAGGTGGGCTACCAGCGAGATCGGCGAACAGTGTGCTTGAGTTGAGAACGTATGACTGAAGGTTCTGCCCTTGGGCGGCGGCGATCACGCGCTGACCGTATTGCGTGAAGTTCCATCGCTCACCTATCGGAAGCGTGTATCCGCCTCCTTTGCTGACGTTTGCGAACGCCGTATTGCCTGGCGCCAGAAGATAGAGCTTCGAAACATCCCCGGCAAACAGGTAGTTGTTTGCGCCAGTGTCAATCGCCATCAATGCGCCAAGGCACTGAGAGGCCAGCCCGTTCGAACTGAAGTTAGACAGGGTTCCAACCGGCCCCCATGATTCTTTCGTGCGCGGGAACAGGTTCACCACATTCGCAGATGCGCCGCTCGAATTGTTCGGCGGCAGATCCGGCGCGTAATCGGCGATCGGAAGTTGCATTATGCTGACACCATCGCGAGCGCCGAGCCGGACATATCCTCTGCGCGGTCAGTGAGGATGTAGCTCTGGATCTGCTGGTTGTAGAGCGAATCCCAGATTCCGTAAGCCTCCTGATCCTTGTTGAATCGCGCAGCGGCACGATTGGTTGCCGCAAGCATGATCGTCGGGATGGTGTTGACAATCCAGTTCGTGCTGTTCACCGCGGTCAACTGGAGTGCCTTTTTCCAGTAAATCCCGGTGATCGTGTAGCTCTGGTCCGGGTACGGGCCGAACACGAAATTGGCGCCCTGTCGCGCGATATACGCTGGCGTTCCAGAAGCAACCTGAGCCGGGTATTGCGTGTAGATGAACTCGGGGTTGACGCGCTGCAGTTCGAACGTGTTGCCGTTCAAAGATACAAGCGCGATCTTGAGCCCCAGATAGTCCGCAGGAACCGCAGCAGCGCCATTGGATACAGCAACGCTCAGGGAGGCTTCCATCGGACGCACACCACGTCCCTGATTGCCCGCAATGATGTCGCGATAGATGTCGGCCTCTGCAATCTGGATGAAATAGTCGATCCAGTTCCCGATGTCGGAACGCGCAAACCAGTCCTGAACGGCCTGCTTCAGCGAGTTGTAGTCGTAGACGCCTGCGACGCCTGTTGGCGTACCGCTGCCTTGTGACGGGACGAAAATCGTCATGACTTATCTCCGGCGACGCGCGCCAATCAGACCGTATGCCGACATCGTCGATGTCCCGAACGCTGTGAAGGCGCTTAGATATACAGTCGTCGTCGAAGCGAGACTTAGCCGAGTCATAGTGATAGGCATAGCGGTGCCCTGACCGGTAGCAAGTGTGCCTGCCAGGTAATACCAGGGCAGGATGGAACCTGATCCAGTCGGCAAAGTCGCTGACGTGGTACTGATCCATCCCGAGACTACGGAAACGGTGGTCGTTCCACCCGGAACAGTGATCACCTCGCCCCAGACATCCCAATCACCAGCGGTTAGTGAAATGCTGGCCACGTTTGTAGCGACGCCGGTAGTCAACGAAACAGGCGTGCTTGAATTGGTCGCGCAGCCGGCCGGAGATCCACCGTTCGTCACCTGCGCGCAGATGTACTCGCCGACAGCCCCGGCATTTGCACTGTTGTTCGTCGTAGTTCCGACGATGCCGTTGGTCTGGGATGGAGTAAATGCGCCGGTCGATGTCAACGCCGCAGTCGTGACGGTGCCGGTAAAGGTCGGAGACGCTGCGGGGGCCGCGCCAAGACTCGTCAATGCCGCAGATGCACTCGTGGCGCCTGTTCCGCCTTGCGCTACAGACAGAGCCGTAGAGAGACCAGAGAGCGATGTGATATTGCTGTTCGCGCCAGATGTGGCGATCGCCGAATTGCAGCCGAAGCCGGAACCGTTGGTCCACTGCAACGCTTGAGCCGCGCCGTTGCAGCCGGTGACCGTAATCGCCGTGGGGCTCGCGCTGGACCCCGTTGCGTTGCCGACAACCGTATTAGCCGCCTGTGCAGCCAGGCTTGCCAGGCCTATCTTTCCCGTCGCGGTGAAAGTGCCGCTCACGGTCGCGTTGTTCAGCGTGGCTGTACCCTGTGATGTGACGTTGTTGAACGTCGGCGATGGGTAGCTCTGGCCGAACGCCAGCAGCGGCCACAGAATGGCCGCAATGATGATTCGTTTCAGCATGTCAGGATACCGAGAGAACTCCCCCGTTGTTCCAGAGCTGACCGGAACTTGCAGGGAGCGAGGTAGGAAGGTCGGCCGGCAGCGGATCGACGAGCAGTACATCGTTCATCGTCACTGTCTGGATGTTCGCGCCGCTGATAACAAGCTGATACCGGCCGTCCGCGGCATAGAACGAGAAAGCTCCCGTCGTATCGGTCGTCAGCGGGTTCGCTGTCTGCGTCGCGCCGTTATCCGAATAGATCGTTGCGGCAAGCCCCGAGGCCTGCAAGTTGACCTGCACCGATGCACCCGCCACCGGCGCACCGGTTAGATCGGCCACCGCGTTGGCGTACTTTTGCATGGTCAGATCTTCCGGTTGGTAGTGCGAAAAGCCGAATATTCCGGGCCCTTCAGGATCTTCGAGACCATCGGCCAATGATCCGGGTCCATGTAGTCCCATCCATACTTGATCTTGATGTCGAGCATGACCGACATCGGCACGCGCATAACGTGCTTGAATTCGCCCATCTTCTCGAACTCGCCTTCAGACGAGCGCTTCGCATGGGTGTAATTCAGCAGCGATTCCACGTCCTCTGAATAGGCAACGTGAATCTTGCTGTCCTCTTCGTGGTAGGTCGTTTTCATGTCAGTGCGTGACTTCGATGATGTTGCATGTGCCGGTCGATGCGCCATCCTGAATCACCGCGATCTTTTCGCCGGGTGCGACCTTGAGCATGATCGGCGGATCGGATGCCTTGATGAGCATGTCGGTCGCCACAGCCACCGGAGCATTGCCAAGACGAAGATGGCAATTGCCAGTCGTGGACACATAGACAGCGAACGTCGCGCTTCCGAATGCAGTTGCCGTCGCAGCGGATGTTGCGCCAACAGTGATGTTCTGGCCGGTCCCGGAAATGGGACGGACGGGTGAGATTGGAACCCAATGCGCCATTGCGAATCCCCAAAAAAGTGGGGCGACCGAAGCCGCCCCCAAAGTCGCCGCGAGGAGATTAGTTGCCGATCAGCCCGTCGTGTCGGTCACGAGGCCGTGAGCCTTCTCGTTGCCCACTTCCAGCGTGTAATCGACAAGCAGCATCTTCTTGTCGCTGTCGCCGGTCTTTGCAAGCGGCGTGGTCTGGAACGGGCGCAGATAGGCAACGCGCAGGTAGTTCGGGTTGATGAAGAAGCAGTCTTTCGACTGAGCCAGGAAGATGTCCGGGATGATCTTCACATCGCCGAAGTCCGACTGGTAGACATCGACCGCCGTCTTCAGCGTCTTGTCTTCCACTTCGATGAAACGCGTGCCCGGACCAGCGAAGCCCGAAATGATCTGCTTGTTGACCGGCGAGACGACCGCGTATTCCGGCGATTCGCCCGATGCCGAGTAGATCTTTTGCAATACCGACTTGACCATCGTTTCGGTCAGAGCCGTGGTCGCGCTGTTGTACGTGCGCGTGCTCGAACCGTCAGTCCAGCCGTTGGCGTTGAGCGACGGGTTCGCACCAGCCGGCGTGCCGCCCGTCTGGAACACCGTGTTGGTGTACAGCCAGCACGGCAGGCCGCCCATCTTCGCGGCTACCGACGAACTGCCAGCCGCTTTCGCGCTGTTGTAGGTCAGAATGCCTTCGATGTCGCGCTTCAGCTCCTTCGACTTCTTCATGAGCTGGTAGCCCATCTTGTTCGTGCCACCCGCAGCCACGACGGCCTGCGACTTGCCCGACAACTGGACGACCTTGTTCGACGTTTGCACGTAGTTGCCCATGCGCGCGGTCGGCGAGAGAACCTGCGAGCTCGGATCGTCGCCTTCGACCTGTGCGTTCGACAGGTTTTGGGCCGCGAGCGAGTCGGTATCCCATTCGTGGTTGTTCTGCGTCGCCTTGTTCTTCTTCGTCATGTTCAGGATCGGCGTCTTGAACGGATCGACGTTGAAGATCAGGTTCGACAGATCTTCCCGGATGTTGGTCTGGGTGTACGTCTGGTAAGTATTCGACGGAACGGACATGTCAAACTCCTTTTACTGGTTCGCGAAAAACTCGAACGCGTCTGCTTGCGCGTCCTGGTCGCGTGGATTCCGGCCTAGGCGATCCATCACTTGTTGACGTTTCGCCGCACTTGGATTGCTATCGACCCGAGATCCCGGTTTCGCCATCGGAGGCGCTTGCCGGACCTGCTTCAGAGCCTGGGGTGTGGCCGCTTGGAGTGCCCGATACCGCGCCGCGTCATCCAGCACAAGCATGATGCGGTGGTCGAATATCTGGCTAAGCTCGGCGTCCTGAAACCCCACGCTGCGGGCGTACTGAGCAATCTGATCTCTTGCTTTCGAAAAGGCTTGCGGGTCGCGCCATTCACTGCGCGCGCTCAATAACTTGTCGTTTTCCTGCGCGAGCGCCTGCTGACGCGCCTGCTGCTGCTGAATCGTTTCCTGCTGCTTGGCCTGATCGACCTGTTGCAGGAAGCCCTGAATCTGTTGCTGACGCTGGCCGAACTCGGTCTGCAATGCAGCGAACTCTGCCGGGTTATTCACGCGCAGACTGTTCCAGTCGATATTCTGGTAGTCGTGGTTCAGCATCTGCAAGGCGAGATTGCCCATCGCCTGATGCTGATGAAGCGCCTGCTGCGTGGCCTGCTGCCACTGCTGGCGCTCCTGTTCGAGCGCGGCCTTCTGGTTGCTGACCTCGATCGACTTGTTGTTGACGTGGCCTTCCAACTGATACGACTTCAGCACGTCGGCCAGCGGCACCTGCATTTCCTTGCCGTCGATCTTGGCCGTGACGTGCAGGCCCATGACCGATTCGGGATCGATCTTGTGCGCGGCCAGCATCTCATTGAGCGACGAGTATTGAGGCGCTTCCTCGACCTCCTGTGCGGCTTCCGGCTTCTCTGCGCCCTGTTCCTCGGCTTGCGCCTCGCGAACCTCTTGCGCGTCGTTCTGCTGCGTCTGTGCGGCTTCTTCTTCGCGCGGGCGTTCAGCAGCTTCGGAGGCGTCCCAGAAGTTCTGGAATGCAGTCTCGATGCTAGGTGCCGCGGCGCCCTCAGTACTCGGGGTAGTCGCTACTACGTCGCTCATTTCTTGGCCTCAAATAAAAAAGGCCCGCCGAAGCGAGCCTGTTGTCGAAAGTTTGTCGGTTATCAGAAAAGTCTGATGACTTCTATTTCCATTCGGATCAGCATCGCGCCACCACAAAGACACACGGCAGCATAGGCGGCATGTACCGCGATCATTGCGCGTCGGTAAGTAAGATCAGTCATCAGCCGAACATCTTGAAGCGCGACTTGCGCTCCTCGTCCTGCTTGATCTGGAATTGCGCGATTTCGCCCGTCTGCTTGACCTGATCCAGGTAGCTTTCGAGCGTGCTCCAGCACTGCAACAGCATGATCAGCCGCGAGTGCATGGTCTGGTCGGACATCGGAACGGCCTTCATCTGGCGCTGGATGCCCTCCAGAACTGCCTGCTTCGCCTCGACGAATATCTTTGAGTCGAGCACCTGCGCAGCGTCGCCGCCGCGGGTGATTTCTTCGTCAGAACCCACGCTGCACCTCGCTCATATCCTGATTGATCATCTGGCCGGCGTCGGCCGCGGCGTTCTGCTTCAACTGGCTCGCCACGATCTGGCCGATGACCTTCACCAGCGTCTGCCATTCCTGCGACTGGATCTGTTGCTGCTGGAGTTCCTGCTCGCCAGCCGACTGTTGCGCGCCGTGAGCGAGTTCCGCTTGCGCCTGCTGCAATTCGCTGTTCGCCTTGACCTGCTCTGTCTGAAGGCGAGTGTTTGCAATAGCCTGATCCGAACCTGCCTTGATCTGCGCGGCCTGTACGTGCGGATCTTGCGGCTGATGCGCTTTCGCAGCCATCGCCTGCTTGTACTCGTCCGAGTCAGGGTCCATGGCGTACTGCGTCGGGTTTTCTTCGCCGAGCAGGTGCGCCATCTTCCTGAACGTCTCGTAAGCCTGCTTCGGGCCGACCAGACCGAACGCGGCCAGTTCCTTTTGCGCCTGACCGAGCATCATCACGTTCGCGCGCGCTTCCTCGCGATTGCCCGAGCCGAGACCCACGTTCACGCTGACCTGTGTACGTTCGCGCCAGTCGCCGGGATTCACGTCTACCCAACGATTCGTCAGCCGCAGCGTCATCGGCTTGTCCTGATGGCGCATGAGCAGCTTGTGGATCTTCGTGAATACCTCTTTGACGCCCTCGGCAAGCAGCCGCGCCACGAGTTCGACCTTCATCGCAGCCGCCGACATCGCCGCAAGCTGGCCGCCCTTCGTCACGTCCTGCAATGCATCAGCATCGACGCCCATCGTGTCCTTGCCGATGCCGGTGCGCATTTCGCGCTGCAAGTCGCAGTATTCGAGCGCCGGCAGGATCTGCTGCATGAGGTTCGACGGCTGCTGGAAAGGCACGATGTTGTCTGCAACCGGACCATCCACGCGGATAATCCCACCCGGCCGCGACGTGAGTAGATCCTGCACGTTCACATTGCGCCAGTTCACCGCAGTGCGCTGGTTATTGCTGATGTAGATGTTGTCCAGCGCCTGGCGGAACAGCGTCGTCTTGATGACCTGCAAGTCATACAGCAGATCGTAGTAGCTGATCCCGACGTGGCGATGCGGCATGCGCACCGGCGAGCAATACGAATAGCTGACTTCCTCGACCTCGTCGTTGTCGAGAACCTTGTCGCCGCCCACCATCACGCGCCGCAACTCAGCGATCCCGTCGCCGTCGTAGTCCACACGGATAAACACCGTGCGCAGCGTCACAAGCTGGCTCGCCGGGTCTGTCGGTTCTTCCTCGCTCAACTGGTCCGTGACCTCGTTGCGCGCGAGTTCGATCAGGTCGAGCCACGACGGCTGAGCCTTGGTGATCGAATCGACCATATCGGCCGGGAATCCCATTTCGCGCAGTTCGGAGCGCGGCACCTTGCGTTCGTGCTCGGAGAATGGCGAATCGTCCAGACCATGCCGCGCCTGCGGAGAAATACGCATTTCTTCGGGCGGCACGCATTCGACGCAGATGCGGCCGACGTTGCGCGTGCGGCGAAGCTTGATGTCGAACGCCGGCTGCGGCTGCGGTCCTTGCGGGCCAACGATGAGGATGGTTTTTTCTTCCTGCTCCAGAATCTCGATCTCATCCTCGGTCTGCAGCAGTTCCGTGACCTCGATTTCCGTCAGGCCGGTGTAACTCTCGACCGACGACTTGCGCTCCTTCAGCCAGTACGTGTTGATGTACCCGTTGCGCAGCAGCAGCGCGTCCTTGAAGAAGTCGTGCAGGATGAAGAAGCCGGGATTCTGCTTCATGAACACGTGGTTCACGACTTCCGTCTCGATCTCGGCCTGCGCGTCGTCGCCCTCTGACTCGGGATCGAACTGAACAGGCTTGCCGTTGCCGACAAACATGCGCATGAGCGTCGGCATAATCCATTCGACCGTATCGCGCAGCTCAGGCAGCACGATCTGCGACCTGTCCTCGACCTCGTTACCGATCGGACGCGCGAAATAGGCGTTCAGCGCGTTGTAGCGGTCGATTTCGAGCGTCGTCATCTGCTGGCCGGCCGGCTTGATGCTGCCGCCCACAGACGGGCCGGTCGAGACGTTCGAGCCGAGCGACGATTTTTCGTACTGGCCGATTAAAGCCAGCAGTTCTTCGTCGTTCATGCGCTGCTTAGCCATTGCTGTCCTTGGGTTTCGGGCCGGGCTTGCCGCGCTGTTCCAGAGCGGTCAAGCGGCGCACAATGTCCAGCTTGTCGAGCGGCAAAGGATCACCAGAACGCAGAATCGAAAGCTTCTCGATCTGACGCTTCAGTTCCCCCACTTGATTCTCAAGGTCCGCGACTTTCGCTTCCAAAGCGATGCTCATCAGGAATTTCCTTTCTTGTGGCTCGGCAGCACGCGGAATAATCCGCTCAAATCACGCCCAGCTTCGGATAAACGAGCGGCTTCATTTCCACCGGCTCTGACCAGATCACCATGCCAAGCCCGAACGCATCGCTTCCGTGGCTCGACCAGTCATGCTCAGGGCCAAGCCCGATGCCGCGTTCCTGGTCGCGCTTTTCGTGATACCAGCCGAGCGCTGCACGTCCCGCTTCGGTCGTCATTTCGTTGAACCTGACCTGCGGGAACAGCACGCGAGCCCGCTCAATACGCGCCATCGCAGCGCCTTTGCCCTGATTCGGGACGACTGTCACCGAATAGCCGGCCTTCTTCAGCGCCGACTCATACGACACGTCATAAACCTTGTCCTGCGTCGATCCATCGTGCGGAAGCCAGAACTGCGCTCTATCGGGCGTGTAGCCTTGAGCACGGCACCAGGCAATGTGCGCATCAACAGGCTGCCCAACGGCTTCGTAGTAGTTCACAACGCGTATCTCGCGGCCGATGAACTGCATAGCCCAGATCGAGAACGCATCAGCACGCGCGCCAGTTCCGCCGATGTCGCATATCAGGCGGATCGTCATCAGCGGATCGGCCGGGAAGAAGCCGATGCGGCCTTCCTCTTTCGCCTTCTGCAAGTGCCTGGCGAAGTACGCGCCCTCAAGCGCCGTCACGTAGCCGCCTTCCCAGATGTGGTCGTACTGCTCGGGCCGTTCTTCCAAGTCGCGCTGTCTGTCGCGCTCCAGCTTGGCCGGAAACTTCGGGTTGTCGCGCCAGTTCAGTTCCACGCCCTTAATGCGGGCATCCGAACTTCCGCGGAATCGCTTCTCGACCGGCGCTGCCTTGCGCTTCGGGTTCCACGTTACCCACAACTCAGCGTTCCAGCCTTCGCCTTCCTCACGCAGCGTAGGAATCAGCGTCGTCCACGCTTCGTCTGTCACCGGCTCGGCTTCGTCCACCCAGCACACGAGAATCCGGCCTTTCGACTTGATGCTCGCAATGTTCCGGTCCAGCCCGGCGAACACAAACGAGATTCGACCGTCGCGCGACTTGATGTAGTTGTCGCC